CCCGTCACCGTGCGGATATTGCCAATATTGTGGCGCAAATTCACAGTACGGGCAGAACTAACCGTATATAGCTCCAGCACATCCCCATCCGTCCCGCCATTGATCGTATCCAGATCGTCCGTCGCCGCCCCCCCCTCCGTATCAATAAAATGGCTCGATCGCGTCACACTAATCGCACCACTCGCAATCGTCAGCGTCGTTCTCCCTAAACGCAATTGTGTGATCGAAGTCGTCCCGTTAATCGCATTTTGCAGATTCGTACTCGCCGTTGCTGCATTTGCAGTAATTGCACCATCTAAATCGCTATACACCTGATTCAATTCCGCCGCAGTCAATGCATCCCCACTCACGTGCGGAGTATGATAATTCGTTGTCATCGCCATGCCTCCAGATACTCAATAAATACCGCAATTGATCCCGTCCACGTCCCACTAATCTCAATCACATTCACACCCGGCATCAATTCCATCCACGTCGCCCGCGTTACACGCAAATCAACATACCCATCTACATTGCCCTGCGTCGCATCCTCATGCACAACCCGCAACCCACCCACATCAATCACCAACCGATCATCCTGCGCAATAACATCGTCCCACGCAATCTCATGCGTAATCGCGCCCGTATCCACATCAATTCGCCGCAATTGCACGTCTGCAACCGTCCCCACAGTACTACCGTCAAAATATAATCCCACACCATCAAAAAAAATTCCGGCATCCCCGAAATTCCACGTCCCACTAAATTTCCCACTACTAATCCGTATCACCGGCAATACCGGCGCATTTCCCGCTACATTCACAATAATTTGCTGATTCCCCGTAATAATTTGCGGCAAATACCCGGACATTTGCAAGCCGCTCAGCATCGTAAACCCACTATTCATATACCGCACATCAAACGGATAGCTATACCAGTAAGGCGTCGCCACCTGAAAATTAACCACCACCCGCTGCCGCTCATGTGGCAAATTACTCGCGCTCTGCGTGTAATCAATGCTGTTCACCCGCGCCTCACAAAACATCTCGCGCCGCGTCCCATCCATCGATTGCTTATACAGCCGCTTCACCCCCCAATTCGCCATCCGCCCCACCGCTGCTAGCGCCGCCGCCATCTCCGCCGGGGTATCCCTAATAATCCAGAACGCCACCTGCACATTGCCGATCTCACCAGGCGCACGCCCCCATCCCAGATCGTCAAATCCCCCATGAACCCCCGGCAATCTGGTCGTTCGTGGCACCACATCCCGAAAATTATCCCGCAAGCTAATCTGCCTGCTCACGTCAAATTGATACAATTCACTCCCGGCACCAAATCTCAGCAAACTATCCACGCGCCCTCCTCAGTGCCACCATCTGCGCCTCAAACGAGTCCGCCGCCGCACGCCCCCCTGCCGCGTCATTCGCATAAATTGTCAAATTCCCTACGCTGATCCCGCCCATCCCCTCGTTCGGCACAATCGTCCCGCTGCCCCGCGGCACAAACAACTCCGGACCCCGCTCCCCCACTACATACGGCATCCCGCCCGCAACCGGTCCCCCATCCGCACGCGCTACCAGCGCATCACTCACATTGCTATAAAACAACCGCGCAATCACATCTCCCACTACCCCGCCACCAAAATTCGACGCCAGAGCATTAAATGATCGCTCATCCAATTGCGCCCGCGTCAGATTCCCCGCCGCCATCTCACGCTGCACCACTGTCGCCGCCGCATCCCGCGATGCCCCTACCAGATTGTTAAATTCAATAATCTTCGCAATCACCCCACCAATCGCCGCACCAATCGCCAATATCGGACCAACCGTCGTCAGCATTAGCGTCGCAAGCCCACCAAGTGCTACTTTTGCCAGCCCCAGCGCGCCCGTCAGCCCCCCCATAATGATCGTACCAGCCCCCACGACCGCGCTAAACGCCAGCTGCGCCCCGTGTGCCAGCCACGTCGCCGCCTGCACCGCCAACAACTGCAACCGGTACGATGCCATCACAATCATCTTCCCCAGCATCGCCACACGGTTCACAGTGAAAACCGTCGTCAACACTCCCACCGCCGTGCTCAATGCACCAATCACACCCCCCAGAACAGTGATTATCGGACCTGCAATCACTGCAGCCCCCACTAGCAGCAATAGCGACCGCATCGCTTCCGGATTCGCCGTCGCCCAAGCTGATACCTGCTCAATCACCGGAACAATCTGCTGAATCAAATCATTTAGCGCCGGCAGTAACGTCGTACCCACGGTAATCGCCAGCCCGCTCACCTGCGACCGCAGCAGGTCGAATTGCGCCGCCGTGGATCCCAGCTGGATCTTCTGCGCCGCACTCGTCGCCCCCCCCAGACCATCCTCAAACGCCGCCAACGCCGCTACCGCGCTGTTATTCCCCAGCGCCGTCACACCGCGCAGCGCCTCCACGCTTCCCAGCGCTCCCGCCATCTCGCTCTGGAATGTCCCGCTCCTCCCCGACAATTCGCGGAAAACCCCATCCAGCCCGTACATCTGGATCGCCGCCGTTCCGCTCTCCACCCCTAGCTCAGATAGCGCCGCCTTCATCCGTTCGTTCGGATTTAGCAGGCTCGTCATCATTGCCGTCAGTTGCGTCCCCGCCTGGCTTGCGCTCATGCCCTGCGTGGTGATGAAACCCATCATCGCGCCCAGGTCATCAAACGAGATCCCCAGGCTGCTTGCTAACCCCGCCGTCATCCCCAGCGCCCCGCCGAATTCGTCCATTGTGCCCACGCCCACGCCCACCGTTCGCGTCAGCACGTCACTCACGTATGCCGCATCCTCCGCGCTGAACCCATACGAGTTCATGACCGCAATCAGCGCATTCGTCGTCCCCCCCAGATCAGCATTCCCTGCCTCAGCCGTAGCGACCGCCGCCTCCAGAATCGCCATGTGCGTGCTGGCATCCGCCACCCCGCCCACAATGTCGTAAAACGCCTCAGCCGCCGCCTGCGGTCCCTGCCGCGATGCTCTCCCGATCCGCAACACCTGCGCATTCAAAGCCGCCATCTCATCCGCAGATAACCCCAGTACTGCCGCAGCATTTGTCATACTGCTCTCAAAATTACCAGCAGCCACCACCGATGCTCCCAGCCCCGCCGCTAGCGGTGCCGTAGCAATCGTAATATTCCGCCCCAGATTCTGCAGCCGCGTCCCCAGATCACCAATCCCGCGGTTCGCGCCCTGTAGCTTCCTCTGCCAGTCAGTATCATCAATTTGCAGCAGACCAAATAAACTCGCTACCTGCGTTGCCATCTACCCTCACCTCCGGCGTCGGCTTCCCGACCACCCTTGTATTTCCTGATTCGCATTGTAGATCGCCAGCACATCCTCTACATCTCTCAGGGGCATCGCGTCAATTTCACTGGGCAACTTGTGCAACAATAATGCCAGTTGCGCCCGCTCTATCCGCTCTTCTTCGTCGCCCTCAAATACCACCGATCCCGGCGACTTCACGTGCATGACGTATGCCCCAGCTAGTTTTTTGAGTCCGCCCTCGCGTCCACCATCGCCCACATCAGCTGCTCGTACTTATCAAACAACACCCAATCCAAACTCGCCGGATCACTCCAATCCAGCTTTTCCGGGGCAGATGCCGCTAACCACTCCCGCGGCACCTCCACCAGCACCTCAGCCAGCAGCTTGTCCCGCTGCGCCTCCAGCCCGTCCAAACGCCCCGTAGCATCAGCGATGCCCACCTGCAGCGTCCGCATCTCCTCCACCGTCAGATCAGCCCGCGCCGGTGTGTTCAGCAAAACCTCGATCTGCATGATCTCGCCATTCACCTGCCGCCATTCACGCATCCACCGCCGCGTCACATCCCCGAAATTAAAACGTACCCTCGCCATCATTAACTCCCGAAGGTATGCCCACCAGCAATCGTGCCCACCGGCGCCGCCGCCTGCTCAAAACGCAACTCCAGCATCTGCTTGCTCTTGTCAATGCTCTGCGTCGGTCCCGTTACACTGGTCAACAACATACTGCCCTCAAATTTTGGCTTTCCAGCACCATTACCCTCCGGACCCCAGACCAAAATCCCGATTGTCCCCGGGATTAGCGCCGCACGATAATTCGCCAGAGCCGACCCGTCATACACCACCATAAAACTCATCGTCGTGTCAACCAGTTTCGCCGCACGCTGCACATGCGTCGCACCAGCACCCGCCGTGATATCCTCTGATTCCACGCTCTGCTCAAAACTGATCTCATCCGTCCAGTACCCGCTCACATTGATACCGGCAAAACTCAAAAATGCGTTATTGCTGTTTCCCGTTGCCATCAAACTGCCTCCATCACAATAATAAACTGATGCCCATCATGATATATCGGTATCGCACCCTCAAAGCGCTCCACCACATGCACCGCCCGATCCGCCGTAATCGTCGTGATCGTCCACCCAGCCGGGTCAATTAACACCCCACTTCGATCCTGCACCCCGTGATCATCCAACCGCTCAACTAACTGCCGCGCACCCTGCAACGAATCCACCAACCGCTCCCCCACACATTTGATCGTCACTACATACGAAGCATCCCGCCTGTCACCCCGCACGTTGTCCTCTCCCCCACTTACCACAAAATACACCACATACGGGCGCACTACCCCGGCAGGCACAACATCCGCATATACCCGCTCACCCCAAATGCCAGCATCCCGCAAATTAGTCGCCAGCATCTCATATAACGCCCCTACACTCATCCTAATCCAGCCTCCCGATATTTACGCGCAACCAGCGCCGCAAACCGCCGCCGCCGCCATTCATCAAACACCGGGCGCACAAACGGACGCGCTTCAATCCGCTCCGTCCCATCCTCTAGGTAAATTCCATACTCCACCCCGTCCTCCACGTGATACACCCCACGCCGCACCCGCCGCACTTTCATGCTCGCCCGCAACGCATCCGTGTCCACATTCGGCGGATAATTCGCCACACTCGCCACATGCACCACCGTCCGCCGCTTATACGCCCTCCCCGGCGGAGATGTGTTGAAACTGCTCACAATATCCCCCAGAATCTCATTCGCCGCGCTCGCCAGAATCTCATCCACCATCCCCGGCGTATCTCGGATCAACGCCTCCAGCTTCGCCGTATCAAGTCCGATAATAGTCATTCTCGCACCCGCACAATCGTCCCCGATGCCTGCAACACATCCGTCAGCGCATCCTCCGCAGAGACCACCGTATACAACGCACCATCCACACGCACCCGCTGATCCGCACGCAAAACAACCCCCATCGGCACAATCAACCGGTACATCTCGCGCATGGTTTCCTGATTGCCACTCTCCACCATCTGCGATCCTGTTCGCCGCTCCTGGATCACACGGCATCGCACATCACTCGCAACTACCTGCCAGCTGTGCAACATCGCTCCATAACCATCCAGCAACATCTGCTCTTGCTCAATTTCACAGCGCTGCGTCAAATAACCATCCGCAATCGCTCGCATTCGCACCACCTGACGCTGATCTACCATTCCTCCGGTGCCTCCGTCTGCCCGCTATCACTGCGATATACCGCCTTCCCCCTCGCACGCACCGCACTAATCCCGAACTGCCGCCGCTTCTCCTGCAATAACACCCGGTACCCCTCCACACTGCGCCGGTTGTCCACCCGCAGCCAGTCCGCCGTAAAATCCGGCTCTGCGCTCAGTCGGGCAATCAGGTTCTGCAACAAAATAATCACCGCCTGCTGATAGCTTCCGCCCTCAGCAATCCCAAACGTGATCTCCTCGTCACTGTACATCGCAGATGATTCCACCGTATCCGCAATGTGAAACCGCACCCGCGTGATATCATTCGGCGAATTCGGCGTATAGGTGAATGTCATCTGCTCACTCCTCTATCAGCAAAGTACACGCCACGCTGCCCGCATCGCCCTGCGCAACACTCACCGTCACATATCCGGCAATCCCCGCCAGATCATACCCGCCCGAAATCGCCGCACCCGCGTCCGTGTCCGTCTGCACCCGTGGATAAAACCAGCCATCCGTATTCGCATTCGTCACCGTCAGCAAAGTCTGCGCCGGAACCCCCGCCGTAATCGTCACGTCTGCCGTATTCGGCTGATCCGTGTAATCCACATGCACCGCTACCACCTTGCCATACAGCGGATAATCACTCACAGCACTACCACTCGCGCTGCCCGCCGCTCCCGCTACCGTCACAACTACTCGATACTGCTGGATCATTTACCACCCCTTTATAAAAAAGGCAGCCCGCAGGCTGCCCTTCCTCACATCTTACGCAACCGCACCATCCGCGCTGATCGGGTACCATACGCAGTAAAATCGCACCACGCCCGCCGTTACGTTCGCCGTCGCCACCGTCAAAATCACGTCCTTACCATCTGCGATAAAGATCGGATCATTCAGTGCCTCAGCGCCCACCGCCGGCGTCGCGTCGCGCCACACGTCCCCATTGTCGATATCGGTGGCAGTTGTCTGCGCGATGATCGCCGCAGTATTCCCCGTCACCCCCACCTCAACAGTCGCCGTCGCGCCCGCCAGATCCACCGAACACACGCCCCACACCACCGCCATCACGGCGCCGGTCACAGTGAACACCGTCGCCGGGTTCCCCGTGCCGTCAAAGTCGCCGATCCCGTTGGTTGTGCCTCCGGCAAAGGTGATCGTCTTTGTCGCAATCTGCCACTGCGGGCGAATGTCCACCCCGTCCACCGTCAGACTGCCCACGCTAATCCCGTTGGGGAAATTTGTCAGTGTCATGCCGCCCCCCTAGCTGGGCTTATGCCCATAAATGAAGCGCCAATCATCGACGCCATAGCTATAGTGCAGCTTCAGCTCATAGATGATCTCAGTGGTGTTTTCATGCACCATCATCACCTGCAGCGGCTCGCGGATGTACCAGTTGCACATCTCGCTGAGCCAAGTATCATCCAGCATGAACCAGGCGTTTGTATCCGTTAAACGCTGCCAGCTAATCACCGAAAAACGCCCCGCCTGCGGATTGATCGCATTGTTCGCACTCGCCGGATCAAGATTGCTATTCGCAATCTCCAGTGCCGTGTCCTCAAGCTCCGGCGGAACCAACAGCGCATTCGGCGTCAGCCCGATCTCGTTGCCCTTGTCATCCGCAAAACGCATCATGGCGATTCTCGTCGTAGATACCGCCGCCTTGCTCAGCGCCAATGTGCCCTTATTAGAGTACGTACCAGCGCTCTTGTTCGGGCTCTTCGGGTGATCAGTCGCGCACAACACCTTACCATCGCTCCAGGTCGCCCCGCTGAATGCGTTGTTAAACACCCCCGCCGCGTCAATTTCCTGCTTCTGCTCCGCGCTGATCCCGCTGCGCCGCACAATGTCCTGAATGCGCCCATACTGGTCATTCAGCACCAGACGCTTCTCGATCACCAGCTCCACCGGATACTCCACGTGGGTATAGTTCTGGGTGTACAGCTGATCCAGATCCAGACGCCCCTTGCGTCCGCCCTTGGTGCTCTTGTACACGTCCCACGCATCCGGAGACATGCCGCCCATGCCGGTGCCGCGCTCCTCCGCCAGCTGACTATTGCGCACGCTGAACAGACGGCTGCGCAGGCTGGGGACTCGGCTCTGCCCCAGTTCAAAGTGGTGATAGATGATCGGCAGCAGAAGGCTGTTAAATTGTTCTTGTCTCAGCATCAGATTCCTCCTAGTTTGTCCAGTGTTCGCCGTGGTTAATCGCCACCAGCGTCCATTCATCCGCCGACGAATTCGCCACCACGACCACGTCCGCATTGCTGGAGGTCGTCACACCCATCGCGCCCGCGCTGCCAGTAATATCCAGCGTCGCACCAATCAATCGCGCATTGGCATCGTAAACGGCATACACCGCGTCCGCATCAGTAATCACTTCCACCTGCGTCACGCCCGATGTACCCGCCACAGTTTTCATCACAATCCCCACCAGCGCACTATCATTCGTCGCTGCTAGGTCAATCTGCCCGCTCTCCAGATTCACCAGATCGCCCTTGTAAAGCGTCTCGGTGTCCTTAAATGTCAGCTTCTGGATCGTCGGCTGTCCACCACTTAGCCGGTACATAAACTTAAATCCGGCAGTCGTATCAATTGCCATCGTTGCTTCTCCAATCGTTCAATTTATCCGATTGGCTCACGCCATCATCCCTCACGGGCACTTCGCTGCTTTGCGGCGATGTACTGCTCATCAGTCATCCCAAATCTACGAGCGACAGCCTTCTCTTCGTCGCTCAGGCGGATAGTGCGCCCCCCGCTGCTGCCCGCGCCAGCATCCAGATCCGGGGCTGGCTTAGTGGTCAGTCTGCTCCAATTCGCATCTAACCAGCTCGCCAACTTTTCCGGCGCATAATCACTCGGTACCAATGCACGCACGTCCTCCCGGACTTGCGCTATGCGTGCATCGTTGCTCGCACGGATAATCTGCTCTAAAGTCTTCGCACGCTCCTCATACGGGCGCAATTGCTCAACCTCGCTCGCTCTCTGCCGTGCAAGCTCCTCATAATTGCCCTGCTCAGCCAGTCGCTTTTGCTGCGCCGTTTGCAAATCCTTCAGCGCAGTCTCCAGCTCATTCAGCCGGTGCCTTCTGCTCGCGGATTCCTGGTTGACTTCTTTCAGGCGCTCCTCCAGCGTTTGCAACCGCGTCACTGCCCAGCTAGGCAATTCTTCTACATTCTCCTCGCCCCCCTCACCCGGCGGCACGGATTCCGGACTCTCTCCGGTAGCAGCATACCAGCGCCTCCGCTGCACAACACTGCGACTAGCAGCCATCGCTCGCGGGCTTGCACTTGTACCAATCCTTGCAATCATTCGCATCTCGCTCCGATATACAATCACTAGGGCGTTAAGCCGCCATCTCTGTTATCTCATTAATTACTTCTGATAACGCACATTCGCTCTGCTCTTTTTTGGGATATTCCCCCGCATTCCCCCCCCCGTTCGTAGGGGCATGGCGTGCCATGCCCTATCGCGTGCCATGCCGTATCCAACAAAAAGCCCGCTGACATTCGACAAATCAGCGGGCTATTCCCTCTTTCCATTCGCTTTCACACGAATCACGATCATCCTACCTCCTACCAACTCCCCTATCGCACATACTAATCTCGCCCCCTCTCCCCCAGAATCCCCATCAAACTCGCCCGCCGCACCATCTCCCCATATACCGGATCCTCATACGTCACTACAAAATCGCGCAAAGTCGCCCGCCCACTCTGCAACAATTCCAACGCCCCCGGACCCGCCATCTGCAATTGCTGCGCCTCACTCAACCCCGCGAACCACTCCTCACCGCTCCGCACCGTCCGCTGCGCACCCCGTATCCATGGCACCCCGATACACCGCCCATTATGATGATCCTGCACCCCCTCACCCACCGCCAGCTGCGTCCCATGCAACGCCACACACGCCAAACATGTCCGCACATCCAGCGCCGCCACCCGCACCTGACCCCCCAATATCTCCGCATTCGCATTCTGGTAGATCTGCCCCGCCCTCCGGTAACTCTGCAAATATAACGTCCTCATCGTCGTATTCGCCACCCGCACCGGAACCCCCTCCACCGCCTGCCGCACCTGCCGCGCTGTCCTCAGCGGATTCCACCCCTCCACCAATCCCCTCACCGCCTGGTTCTGCACCACCCCCAACACACGCTCCCCATACGTCCGCATCTCCCCCGCAAAAGCATCCGACTCAGCAAACGTCACCAGCGCATTCACCGCCTCCACATCCGGCACCCGCCACCGCGCACCAATCTCCCCCAATACCCGCGCATTCGCACCCGCTAAGGTCAATTCCCGCGTCAGCCGCTGCGCCGCATCCACCCCCTGACCCTGCAACTCCTCACCCACACCCGCTACCAACCGCGCACCATCCAATAACACCGGCTCCAGATCCGCCAGCAGCGCACGCAGCACCGCATTGTCAGGCGATAACCGCTCCCCAGCCTGCTCCAGCCGCGCCGCCTCTTCCTCCAGCTCATCCACGCGCCGCCCCACCACGCCGCCCGTCACCCCAACAGCAAGAGCGCGCAGCACCCTCCGCGCCGCACGCTCATACCGCCGATCCAGCAACCCCGTCACCAGATCATTTACACTCACCGCTTGCGTCATCAACTACGCTCTAGCAACATTGCCGTTGATGATCTTGCACAACAGATTGCTGCTCGTCGTAGCAATCCCCAGCACGTGGACAAAATTTGTCGATACCAGATCGCTCGCCGGCGCAATCCCGCCCGCCGCCGCTGCCGATAACACGTAAATTTGTCCCACCGTCAACGTCGCACCCAGATTGATTCTACCCTCCGTCTGATACGTGATCGGCTGCCCGTCCGCCGCACCATGCAACGCAATCCCCACCACCAGATCAGTCGCCGCCGCGTTCGCTCGCGCAGGTTTCAACGCATAACTGTCCGCCGGATCTTGATACAACGGCTGCCCGGCAGTGATCGTCGCGCCCGCCACTCCCTGGCGCGTCACTGCATCCGCCCCACTGGCAACATTCGCAGCCGTTACACTTAAATCAGCCATAACCCTCTACCTCTCTTCTATCCGTTCCCATAAAAATACCCCGTCACGGGGTATCTAACGCACCATCGCTATACAACAAAACTGCCGACGGGCGAACGGCGGCAGGTGACACAATATATTCTGAAAGTTAGCACTATGAACATTATCAAACATTATCAATAGATCTACACCCTATAACGCACAATCGCAATTCGTGGAATCAAAACGGCACACTGGTATAGGAGCGTCTCCGCTCACACGGGAAGATCCCGAATTTTGCCAGTGTGACGTTCTGTCATCTGTTTAATATTCGTAGGAGCATGGCACGCCATGCCCATCATGCAATGCCCTCATTCCCCTCTCCATCATGGAGAGGGGCTAGGGGTGAGGTTTCAGAATCAAACTTATCCGACCTCAAACCCGGCAAACCCCGGCAAATTCCCCGCCAGCGCCGCCAGCGATTGCGCACGCTGCTGGGCAATCTCCATCAAGATCTGCTCAATCTTCGCCGGATCATAATCATACGCTCCAGCAATCAGCCGCAGGAATTCGCGCTCCCCCACCGCCTCCCGCACCTTAATCGCATTATCAATAATCTCCGTCCGGTTCCGCACCTCCGGTGTCATCCATCGGCAATACCAGCGCATCGCCACCGGCGGCAGCACATTCCCGAATGTCGCCGCCAGCAGTTGCGCATAAGCGACCACATCCTCCCACACGTTCCCGTTCTTCACCGCAAACTTGATCACCTTCGCAATCAGCCCCTTCTCGCGTTCCTTCAGCGCCTCCCCGCTCTGATTATCGCCCCCCATCAGCGCAGGCAACGGCGTCCGGCTGATCGTTCCCATCTGGTTGATAATCCAATCCGCCTGGCTGATAAATGGCACAATCTGCCCCTGCTCCATCACCGAAGCATCCGCCACCTGATCCCGCTCCAACCCATCCGGCGCAATCACCACCCACATCCCCGGCGACAAATTCGCCGGAGGCTCAAACCCCCTCGCAATCCGCACCTGAAACGCCGTCAATTCGCCCGTCAAAACCATGCTCACCAGCGTCCGATTCAGCGCATCCTGCAACGGCACCACATTCGCGATCTCACTTGCCCCATATACCCGCCGCGTCTTCGGCTTGTTCTTCATGTGGAAAACCGGCACCCCCATCGGATCGCCCATGCTGTTCAGCCACTCCGCAACCTCCAGCAATGTCAGCAACCCACCACCCACGCCCTCATCCGCCCCCTCATAGATGTATTTTTCTACTCGGTCAGCATAATATACGTTCACGCGCCGGTCATCAGCCTCAAACCACACCTTGATCGCCGCCACCATCTGCCGCGCCATGCGGTTATACACCGGTATCATCCCCACATGCCCATCAAACGCCGGCTCATGCGTCAGCACCGGCATCTGCCGTTCGTTATCATAACTCACCATGATGAACGTATCCCCATCCCGCACACACGCCCCATGCACGTCCATCTGCAACCCATCAAATCGATTCCACGCCAGCAATTCCGCGCTCCACTGCGTCGCCTCATCGTTATCCGCATCAATCGCGCTCACCACCAGCCTGTCCGACATGCTGTCAACAATCATCTCGCAATAATTATCGTTAAATTGATCCGTCACCGTCCCCGATACCCGCAGCATCTCCCGCATCTCCCGCGTCATCTTGCTGCGATGCTGCCCCTCTTCATACTGCCGAAATAACTCCACCCGCTCGCCCCACTCGCTGACCTCTGTGCTCCAGGTGGATCGCACCCGATCCCCCAACAATCTCTGTAAATCGCTAAGCATATCGCTGCCCCTTTGCCGTGATCTTCCGGCTGCTCTCCGTTATCATGTCATACGCCCCGGCAAATGCATCCACCTGATCATCATTCGCCCCATTCGGGAAGCTGCTGAATTCGCTCAGCAAGCTCTCTACATAATTGCCCTCTTTGATCTTAATAACGCCCAACTGTGCCCGCGCCGCCGCCGGAATCACCCGCGTCAGCTTATCCTTATCCGGCACATATTCCTTGATCGTAAATCGCGCTAGCTGCGGATCTTTCGCCAGATTCTGCACCGCTCGCGTCATATACCCGGCTTTTTCAAATCCCTGCACCACTTCCGGACCATCATGCATCATCACATCCTTGATGAACGCCGGCAAATCGCTCAATTCCTTCTGCCCTCGCGCCACATCCGTGATATACAAATTCCCATCTTTCCCGCGTTCCATCCGGCAGCCCACCGTATAATCCGCCGTCTGCTTACTGCTCATCGCCAGATCCCAATACCGCACCTTGCGCTCAGTCTCCGGCAACACCCTCACGCGATCAAACCACGCCCGCTTCAATATCCCACCCTCAGCCGGATGCGGACGCTGCTGATACAACGCGTTCCAGCTATAACTCCCCAGCTCATCCCGGATCGCCACCAGCGCACCAATCGGATACCGCGCACTCCACAACGCCTCACCCACCGCACGCCCCAGCGCATCCCCTTCTTCCGCAATCGCCGGCAGATTCAATTCCACAAATTCACCCGCACGCCTCGCCTGGATCCGCCCCACCAGATCATCTTCATGCCATCTGGTGTGCATGATCACAATCGCGCCGCCCGGCTCTAATCGCGTCCGCAAATCATCCGTATACGCATTCCAGATCTTCTCGCGGTACGTCTCGCTCTCCGCCTGCTCCCTCGACTTGATCGGATCATCGATAATCAGGCAGTTGTGAACGAGTATTTCGTTTGCAAAGAAATTGTGGCATCCTGCCACTTGCAGGTCATAGACTGGTTGCGCTTCTCCGCATATTCTGCGAACCATTCCCACGGTGTCTGCGCTGATTTGTGGTGAATTGCATGGCACGTCTTGCACAGCGTAATCAGATTTGCCGCTGTATTGTCCTGCGGATTCTCGTTGATATGATGCACAATCAAATTCGTGCGCTGCACCGTTTTCCCTTTCCAGACAATCGCCTGCGGATGATAGCCCGTCCCACAAACTACACATTGATGTTGATCGCGCTCCAGAATCAGCGGACGCATATGACGGAACCAATCCGCATAACTCGACCCGTTCCGATAATGCGAATTCCCATCCCCGATCATCCGATTGGAATGTGCTGCATTTGCACAATCCCGCGAACAATACTGATGCCGGGAGCTTCTCCACACAAATTCCTTCTGACACTGTGGGCAAATTCTTTTGTCCCGCTTTGGGCGCGCCAGCGCCCGACATTCCAGCGAGCAGTATTTGTTTCTTGGCTTGCCCGGCATTGCTTTTCCGCACATCTTGCACGCTTTTGCATGTTTCACCGCATGATGAGCTGCTGAACATGCCTGCGAACAATATGCATCCACACAGTTCAGCGCCATCGCTTTTTCGTGCTGATACCGTTGCCTCTTGAATGCCTTCCCGCAATTGGTGCAGATCATCTCGATGGATTTGTCCCGCCGCAGATCGTAGCAATTCCGGCATAATGCGCTGTGCCGATCCTTCGGCGCTCCACATTCCGGGCAAATCTTCCTTGATGGCAATGATTTGGTCACCATATTTCAATTCTCCCGCAGCCACATACCCAGATCCGATTACATAAACAGGATGATCCGCCGTCGCCAGCAAACGCTTACCCTGTCCTGTCGTAATCTCAACTAATTCTCTGGATTCTATCACCCGAGATGCTTCAATATCGCACCAAACTACACACCTTTTACTGTTGTCATACCCTGCCACCCTCGGCGGAGACGATATTGCACACAATTCTTCTATAGCAATATTGCCAATTTCAGTCGTAACCATCGTCCCCGCAGGAAAACAGTGAGCACCCTTACCCGTCGCACCACCACCAGCCCCCAACGCCGATGCCCCGCCCTCACCATCCGTTCCCGCAATATCCCATTCCATCACGTTCGCACTATCCGCCGCCAGTCTGGTGCGCGGGAATACTGCGCGGTACGCTGCCGTCCGAATCCAGTTTCGCGCCGCCCTGCTATTCTTATTCGCCAGCCCCTGACCATAACTCACCATCATCACGCGATTATGTGGATTCCTGCCCAGGTGCCACGCTGGATAAATCCTACTGACCTTCATCGTCTTTCCATGTCGCGGCGGCATCGTGATAATCAGCCTACCAATTCCCTCAGCGCCCCGCGTCTCCACAAATCGCGTCACCTGCATCAGATGCTCATCGATCAATTGCAAATGTGGCGCATGATTGTATAGCCGATAAATCATCCGGCTGAATTCCGTCAGCGAATCATACGCCGGATGCACCCGCACCCCCGGCGCAGGCTTTTTCGCCATCCGCCGGAACAATTCCGCCGCCATCTCGCGCTCAGTCATCACCATGCCGAATAACCCTTATCAGCCCTCATTCATCCGCAGAGCTTCCGCCATCTCAATCGTATCAACCCCGGATCGCTCCAGCTTTTCCGCAAATTCGCGCAGCGTATATTCCGCCCCGCGCTCATATGCCTTGCCAGATTTTGCCGCCCGAATCGTGACCTTGCTTTTGCCCTTTTTCGTATGAGCATCCATATACTCATAACACTTCGCAGGCAACCACATCAGCGGGAAATACAGCACGCGAAAATTTCCGCTTCCTACATGCTTTGTGCAGCATAGCAGGTCGAGATCATCGGCAGCTTCCCGCCATGCACTGGCATTGATCGCTTTCCCGCAGGATTCTTCCATGCCAATTGCCGTAAATGGGCTTTTCTTTTCCAGTATCGCCAGTTTCGCCCGCTGCTTTTGCGTCAATCCATTTTTCATCGATCCATCTCCATCATTCTCATTCCCCTCTCCACACTGGAGAGGGGTCAGGGGTGAGGTTTCCGTAGGGGCATGGCGTGCCATGCCCTACTGCTCCACCGCCGCCGCCCGCACCATATCCTCAAATTCCCGCACCACCACGCTCATATCAAAGCCCATCCTCCGCGCCAGATCCAGCACATCCGGACTAAACAACGCCTCGCCATCCTTGCCCGTGATCTGATTGCGATTATCCCATCCCCGATTCTTCCCCATCCGGCTGACGACAAACTTCGCCATATCCGCATCATTTTCAGACAGCCTCAGATGAATCACGTTTTCCGCCTGATCCACCAGCGATTCGCGCTCATTTTCAAACGCCACCCGCACCGGCTCCCACTCGCGGATATAATTCTCGACAGTATCCCGCGTGCAATTCAACCGCCGAGCAATTTCGCTCTTATTCCCCGCACTACCCTCTATCGCCTTCAGCACCGCATCCAGTGGCTTTTGTGGACGCTTTTCGATCTGCGCCCCCTCTGCATCTAGCGCCGCCTGCAATTCCGGATACTTCCGGATATTCCGGTAAATCGTCTGCCGCGCCACGCCCAAACGCTCAGCAATCGTGCTGATATTCCCGCCACTTCCCTCAATTGCTTGCCGCATTTCTGCGATCGAATGTCTACCCATATCGAAACATGCCCTTTCTGTGTCACATCACGCTTCACATTTGCACGCGATTTTTCTGGCTATGCGAAAATAGGCGCAGATGATACACCAGCGCCACCCTGATACTACACACTGCACCCCTTCTGTATCGCACAACGTCACTTTTGCAACAAAAAAGAGCGCTTTCGCGCCCTCTTTTGCTCTCGCTGCTGATTCGTTTGTTGCACGCCGTGTTGCTGATTACATCCTACCCCACCAGCAATTCACATAACGCACCGTGCGCTATTCGACTACTCGCCTGCTATCCTTCCCCTATCGTCCTTTTCCGTATTGGATGATGTGCGAGGAATAGCACGCCCGGTTTGCCGGGCATTTTTTATTCCTCATCCCCGAATTCTTCTTCCATCCGTTCCCAGTATTCTTCCCAGTCTGGCTGTCGCTGCGGCACACTCTCCAGCCCTTCGAGATAATACGGACGCACTTCCGGCTTCAGCTCGCTTCCCTCATCA